CACACAGCAGGCGGGTCAGGAGAAGCAGCAACTTGAGCGTGAGAAGATTGCTTCCAGAGAACGTTCCGATGCTGCTGCACTGGAGCACGAGCGCCAGGAAATGTTACTTAAATCTCAGCTAGATCAAGAAAAGTTTGATGCTGAACAGGAAGTTGAAGGCGTTAAGGTTGGGTTGGAACAAGAAAAGTTTAAGGCCGGACAGGAATCTGACGCCGTGAAACTTAGGTTGGAACAGGAAAAGTTTGACGCTGAACAGGAGATCGAAGGCGTGAAATTTGGCCTGAATATGGCGGAGAAAAATAAGAATGAGTGATGACGTTCTCTCGTTGCTAAAAAAGAAATTAAGAGGTCAGATGAATGAAATTGCAGATGTGGTTTCGCTTGGTTCGGCAAAAAATATGGAAGAGTATCGCAAGATGTGTGGAATTATTGAGGGATTGGCTTGGGCTGAACGGGAGATTATAGATATCGAAGATAAACTCAACGAGTTTTGATACTTAGGACGCAACGTTCATTCGGAACGCAATAATTCAACGAGGAGTCATTGTGGCTACACTCGCAAAAGAAGTTATGGAACAAATGGTTGTCCCCGACAATGAAACGGAAGAAGAAGGTCGATACGCATCGCAGTTGCCGGAACCCAAGGGATACAAACTGTTGATCGCGCTCCCTGAAGTTGACGAAATGACCGATGGGGGCATCATAAAATCAGAAGGTTCGCGACACGAAGAGTCTATTGCGACTGTTGTGGGCTGGGTTATGAGCATGGGGCCGGATGCTTATGCAAATTACACCCGATTTCCCGGCGGGCCATACTGTCAGGTGGGAGATTGGGTGGTTTTTCGGGCGTTTAGTGGCACAAGAATCAAAATTCATGGCAAAGAATTCCGTTTAATCAACGATGACACTGTTGAAGCGGTCGTAGAAGATCCAAGAGGGGTTGAGAGAGCATAATGACTGATGAAACCGGCAGGATGAGCGAAGAAGACAAGTTTTTAGGCGTCAAAACCACGATTGAGCTTCCTGATAAAACAGAAACAAGCGCCGATGGCGGTGAAGTCGCCATTGAAATCGTGGATGACCGCCCAGAAGGGGACCAAAGAGCTTCTTCTGGGGCAGCAGACGATGATGACGGCACTGCATCGGACCAAGAGGTCGCAGAATTGGGTCAACGCGCCCAAAAACGCATAAAAAAGCTGAAATGGGAGTACCACGAAGAGCGTAGGGCGAAAGAAGCGTCAGATCGCCTTGCAAATGAGGCTGTCAACTACACACAGAACCTCCAAGTTGAAAATCAGCGTCTTTTGAAGCTAGTTCAGGATTCTCAGGGCGCTTTGACGGAGCAAAGCAAGTCTAGGGCAGGTGCTTCACTCACAATTGCCCAAGAAAACTTCAAAAGAGCACATGAGTCAGGCGACAGTGAGCAAATCACCATCGCACAGCAGGCGTTGACCAACGCACAGCTTTCTCAAGCTTATGCCCCTGCGGTTTCCCAGAAAATTATCGATAATTGGAAAAAGCAGGTGATGGCTGAGGACCGGCAGATTGCGGGCCAACAGCAGCAGCAACAGTACATTCCAGAGCCAATTCAGCCAGATGGAAAGGCGATGGAGTGGCAAGATCGTAACCAATGGTTTGGCGTTGACAAGGAAATGACAAGCTTTGCTTACGGGGTACATGAAAAGTTGGTAACCGACGAGGGTATTGACCCTGAGTCTGAACAATATTATGAATTAATTGATTCTCGTATGAAAGAAGTCTTTCCTACGCAATTCGGTAGTAATGGCCAGCGCACTAGTTCTACGATGGTTGTTGACACCGCACCACCTCGAAAAAAATCTGTGGTAGCATCCGCTTCCAGAAACAGCGGAGCCAATCCACGCACTGTTAGATTGACGGAAACACAGGTAAGACTCGCGAAACGCCTGGGGCTTACACCCCAGCAATATGCAGCCCAAGTAATGAAGGAGATGGTATAATGGCTGAAGAACGCGCAGCACGGGAACCTAGAGAGCTTGAGAGTCGTGAAAACGAAATTCGGGCACAATCTTGGGAGCCCGCTTCCATACTTCCAGACCCAGATCCACAAGATGGATGGGTGTTTAGATGGATACGGACCTCTATGGTAGGCAATCCAGATAACACGAACGTGTCAAAGCGTTTTCGTGAAGGATGGGAGCCGGTTCGTGCCGAAGATCACCCAGAGCTACAGATCATGAGCGACCATAAGTCGGAATGGGGTGTGAAGGGTGGCATTGAGGTTGGTGGGTTATTGCTCTGCAAAGCGCCAGATGAGTTAGTGGAACAAAGACGAGCCTATTACAGGGCTCACGCAGAATCGCAGATGCAAGCAGTTGACAATAATTATATGCGCGAGAACGATCCACGGATGCCTGTTCTCGCGCCTGATCGTAAAACTCGTGTAGCATTTGGCGGCAAAGGTCGCTGATGCTTTACTACTAAATTAGGAAATAATCATGGCTACTTCAGCTACACCGTATGGAGCCAGACCCATTGGTACGACAAGTGCAGCAGGCTCGTTTACGGGCTTGGTACGTCACTTGCCAATCATTACCACATATGGCACCGCTATTTTTAACGGTGACTTTGTTAAGCTTGTGGCAAGCGGCACGATTGAGAAGGATGCCGGAACTGCTACCTTGGCTTCTATTGGTATCTTTATGGGATGCTCTTATACGGACCCAACAAGTGGACAGAAGACGTTTAGTGACCAATGGCCCGCATCGAATGCAGCAACAGATGCAGTGGCCTACGTCCTTGACGATCCGAATGTTGTATTTCAAATGCAGGCCGACGAAGCGATGAACACCACAGATCGTGGTCTTAATTGTGATGTCATTCAAACCGCTGGATCTACTTCCATTGGTAAGTCTAAGAATGCGATTGATGGCGATAGTTGTGCGGCAACGCTTACGCTACCGCTTAGGATTATTGACTGGGTTGATGGACCTAAGAGTTTGGCTCCAGCAGGAACGACTGCTAGTGATGCGTATCCAGATGTGATCGTTAAGTTCAATGCAGCGTCCACGTTTACAGCGTCTCCTCATTCTTACAACAACCCTACCGGGTTATAGGAGATACTGATAAATGGCTATTTCAAGAGCACAACTACTAAAGGAACTTCTTCCGGGCTTGAACGCGCTTTTCGGGATGGAGTATGCTCGTTATGACGATGAGCATTCTGAAATCTACGAGACAGAAAGTTCAGATCGGTCTTTTGAGGAAGAAGTGAAGCTTTCGGGCTTCGATGCTGCCCCGGTGAAGGATGAGGGGTCTGCGATTTCTTATGACGCCGCACAGGAATCGTTCACGGCTAGGTACAACCATGAAACGATTGCGATGGGTTTTGCCATCACGGAAGAGGCCATGGAGGACAACCTCTATGACTCCCTGTCGGCTCGTTACACCAAGGCTCTAGCTCGCGCTATGGCCCACACCAAGCAGGTCAAGTCTGTTGTTCCATTGAACAATGGGTTTACCGCTGCCTATCAGGGCGGCGATGGTGTGAATCTGTTTACGGCTGTCGGTGATGGAATTACCGGCGGTGGAGGCCATCCTCTTGTGGGTGGCGGCTACAACTCCAATCGTCCGGCTACTGCCGTTGACCTCAATGAGACCTCTCTTGAGGCTGCTGTAATTCAGATTGGTAAATGGACTGACGAGCGTGGTCTGATGATCGCTGCTCGTCCCCAGACACTCGTTATCCCGCCCGATTTGCAGTTTGTGGCGACACGGGTAATGAAGTCTGAGCTTCGCCCTGGAACTGCGGACAACGACATCAACGCGGTGCGTTCGATGGGTGTTGTTCCGGGTGGAACAGTTGTGAATCACTTCCTGACCGATACGGATGCGTGGTTCCTTCTTACCGACATTCCGAATGGGATGAAGCACTTTAATCGTGTGGCACTGGAAACGAGCATGGACGGTGACTTCGATACCGGAAATGTTCGCTACAAGGCTCGCGAGCGTTACAGCTTTGGCGTCTCTGATCCCCTTGGGATCTGGGGTTCGCCGGGAGCGTAGTAAGTGGGGGGCAGGGATGGTCCTATACTTGGATCATTCCTGTCCCTTCTTTTCCCTGACTATCAATTTGTTGATAGACACTAGCCACGACAGGAGAAACTGATGGCTAATACAACTTTTTCAGGTCCAGTACGGTCGGAAAACGGATTCCAATCCGTTGATAAGAGCAGCACAACTGGTGCCGTTACTACTAGGGTGGTTCTAGGTAAGGGTGTTGGACACGCTTCAGGCGTTACAGTCAACACCTCTGCGGGCGATAGCGGAGCTATCGGTGAGTTTACCCAGCCAGCCAACACTATCATCACCGCAATCAAAATTGTGTGTATCACCGCTCCGGTCATCGGATCGGGAGACATTGGGCTTGAGGTTGGAACATCAAGTTCCGGTGCCCAGATTGTTGCGGCGATCACCGATCATATCC